TTCATCTTCATCACCCTTGACGAACTCAATATTAATGGTTGGTGGAACATAGCCGTTAACTGTCTGTTCAACCGGTTGCAACGCTTTGCCGTCAACGCGGTCAACAGTGTCAACTAGCTTCTTCCAACCTTCTCGCTTCTGCATGTCCAACACGGTTTGCAATGCGGCACATTGGAATTGTGTAAGCTCGCCGCCCTTTGCTTGCAGGATGACCTCTTGCAGTTCAATGTCAGTCATGCGACCGTATTTATTGACGTTGTACGTGTAGCTGTCTTCTTTCCTCCACCTGCCACTACACGCGTTCTCCGGATGGTCACCGAAACCACCCTTGCCTGTCGGATTGTTAACCGTCCCTTTTTTAGCACCCATCTTCGAAGTCCTCCAATTCCAATTGCACACTATGCGGCTTACGGCATTCCGCAATCATGGTTTTTATTTCAGGGTCATTCAAGTCAATCGGCGTTGAATTATGCGGGATACTCAACGCTTCCAGCTGTTTCCATGTCAAACTCATAAGCCCAGCGCCTTTAGAATGAGTCTGAACAGCATGATGCAAGCAAGCATCATCACCAACGCAAAATCAACCAACACTAACACTGCCGCGATACTACCAATGATATGGCCGATGTTCTGTTTAAGCTTCTTCATGGGCAAGTCCTTCCACTGTGATATGCGCGCCAATATGAGGCCCGGACGCGTAGATTTTAGCTGCGCCTAGGTCAACCACCTGACTATCATCCGCCCACACTCCCGCATCGGTCAAGGCGTCCAACACGGCACGGCACAGTTTGTCAATGTCTGGCGGAACGGTAGGCATATGACGTTTCACGGTTTTAGGACGCGACATGAAAAACGTGATACGCACCGACACGGGAACATCCTTGGCAAACTGGGTGAACTGTTCCCGATTCATTGCAATACGCGCATTATCAGCCACGAGGTTACGCCACGGCTTCTCACGCTTACTCATGGGGATGGCGTGCCCCCGCACGAACCGGTAACTACCTTTAGGTGCGGGAGTCATGCCATACGCGTTAAACGTTAGCGTTTTGGTTTTCAAAATGCTGTCTCACCCCAAGCGTCACTATTCCCAAAGTCGTCGAAATTGGACGTGTTAGTCGGCGTCTGCTGTTGCTGAGTCTTCGGCGGACGGGGTGGATACACGGTAAGCTTTGGGAATCGAGCATCGAAATACACGCGCGGCTGTCCGTTCTGGTCAGTCCCGCAAGAGTAGTTGAAAGCGGTCTCCAAACGTACCTCACTGCCCTTGTGTAACACTTTTTGCAAGGCTTGAGCACGGTTAACGTCCCACTCGGTACAGCGGATAAAAATCTGGCAATCATCAACATATTGACCTGTCTGCTTATCCTTATGCGAACCGTTGCCCGCCACGGTGAACTGAAGAATCTGCTTACCTGTCTTCGTGACCTTCATTTCAGGCTCACCGGTGAGTCGGCCATGTTCAATCAGTAAAATAGGGTCATTCATTTGTTTTGCTCCAATCTTTTCGAACGCTTATATTCGCGTATCTGCGCTAAACGCTCCTCGTATTTTCGTGGGTATTCTTTTTTGATTCTCGCGTATTGTTCGCGGTCATGCTGTAAACGTTCCTCACGGTGCGCTTGATAGAATCGGCGTTTACGTGCCCGTTCCAGCTCACGTTGTTGAGCGGTTAGTGGACGTTTCCGTTTAGGTTTTCGGAATGCCTCTATTTGCTCTTGCAGTGGGGTAAGGTCGTAGTCCTGCATCTGGGTGATGTGCGCTTTCAACGCGCATTCTATTTCACCTTCAGCGGTTAACCTACTCACTTACGCCGCCTTAAATACAGCTCGGTCTTTAGCCTCTATGGCTTCGACCGGGATACGGTAGTCCCTTTTAACCTTGATTGCTGGAATTTCACCGTCTTTGATAAGGCTGCGGACGGTTTGCGTTGTTACTGCGTAGTGTTCGGCGACTTGTCGCACTGTGTAATATTTCGTCATATCTCATAGCATACACGACATTTCGACAAATTGCAACCGTATCGCAAAAGTACGGAAAATATCGCGCACATGTCTACCCTGCACCACATGCAGTACTACCCTGCACCACATGCAGTACTACCCTGCACCACATGCAGGGATAAGTATAACCATAGTAAAAATAACCAATGGAAGTATAACCATAGTAAGAAAAAGAAAATACTAAAAGAAAAAATTTTGCAACGTCGCCAATCTTGTGTTATAGTGTTATCTATGCAAGATATTCAAGGTTTTTGTGCTATGCGCCACTGGGTCATCAGAGGAAAGCACTTTGACAACACTTTGGAAAAACTCGTCTACATCGTTCTAGTAGACCACACTGACGATAACGGGCAGTGCTTCCCGTCAGTGTCCACGATAGCCGCCGAAGCAATGTGCGGAGAACGTAGCGTCTATACCGCGCTGAAATCGCTAGAGGCCAAAGGGCTTATTACTCGTGAGCCAAGATATGCGGCAAATGGCGTGCGTAAATCAACCGTCTACCATGTGACCACCGAAGAACGTAATGTCCAGTCTGATTCCTCTAAGCCTGATACGCTTGATAAAACGCTTTACCAAGCTCCAGAATCGCCTACCACGGCAGAACCCACACGCGAACCCGAACCGACGGAACCAGCACCACACAAGCGCGAAGAATACCCGACAGCGTTCGAACAACTGTGGACAATCTACCCGAAGCATGTGGCCAAGATGGCAGCTTACAAGGCATGGCGTAAAGCAAAAGTAGGTATAAACAGTGCCTTCCTCATAGCCAAGGTGCAGGCATTCGCCGCGCAGTGCGCCAACACGGAAACCAGATTTATTCCAAATTTCGCCACATGGCTCAACGGGGAAAGATGGAACGACGAATACCGTCCAGACCCTCCGCGAGCACGCAAGCCCGCCACGAACGCGGAACGGAATATGCAGAATCTAGCCCAAGCGATGCAGTCGCAAACTGACCTCTTCGGCTTTCAGATTGAGTCCGGCGTGTCGCGTCCGTAATCATATATAATCGATAATGTAAAATAACCAACAAATGAAAGGGACATGACATGCCAATAAAAGTAAAACACCAATCATTCGCAGACTGCGAAACACTGACCATTTTCGGGGCAAAACGAGGAAAAGGCAATTCCACGAACCTCGTGCGAGTGCAATTCAGCAGCTTGGACGATTTAAAAGAATTCCAAAACGAGTTAAATAATCTTTTCCCCGAAAACGTCATAATAAACGAAAACTTCAGGGAACCAAAAGAAGAAGGATATTACCTCTCGCAAACTGGAATACTGCTCTTAAAAGACGAATGGGGATGGAGCGTCATACGGTTCAAAGACTCAACTACACCATACTTGGCATGGGACCCAACCCACTTACATTTAATCAACGAGAAATGGCAAAATGTCATCGAAAAATTAACTAAAGTTGCACTACCACTAACTCGTGTAAACATTACCCCATTTTCAGAATGAAAGGACAAAAATGAGTATCACAGTATCCCGTTGCGCTTACCAGAGTGGCGTCAACATCCTCCGCGTCGAGGGTGTCAAAGCGGCGACTATAAACGAAAATCTGAACTCACAGCCTACAAAGTGGCTAGATGTTGAGTTTTATTCAACGGAAGATTTAATGGCACTCCAAGACGAATTAAATAAAACATTCCCGGAAAACATCAGGCTTGCAGGTAAGTTCAAGGAACCAGAAGAAGACGGCTTATATCTTACTTGTACCGGGATGCTCCTATATAGGGATACGGAAGGCGATTGGAGTATCAGAGCATTCTATAACGGGGAGCCATGCACTTACCCGTCGCAAGTGAACGTGTTAGGGGAACACGAAGAGGATTACGAGACCGATTGGCTCAAGATAGTCAAGAAGCTTGGCGCCAAAGCGTTCCCGCTAACTCATGTGAGTGTAACCCCGATTTATAAGTGAAAGGACAAAAATGATTAAAGTAACAGCGTACACCAATCCTGAAAGCATTGTTATCAACTCACTGCGAGACTTGGCCGCCACTACAACGGAAGACGGATGGAAGGTGGTGCTAAGATTCCGGGATGAAAACGAAATGAAAGCATTGCAAGCCGCTCTCAATTATCGTTTCCCGGAAAATATGAAAGCAATCGAGGAAATGCCCACAGAAGACGGCTACTACCTCACCCAAACCGGCACACTGCTCTACCGTGACGGGGCTTGCGATTGGAGTGTGCGACGCCCAACCGTTGAGGACGGGCAGTTTGAAACTGTGCCTATCGCGCGTGTTTGGAGTGATGGATTATCCGCGTTGCATGTCACATGGCCGCTTGTTGTGGCTACTTTTGGTGCTGATGCGTTCCCGCTAGTGCCAGTCAAGTTCGCTTAGTGATAACGGTTCTCATTTATGCCCGCTGATTTATTTCGGCGGGCATTTTCTTTTTCCGGCGTGTCGCACTCAACAATGATGTATTATGTAATTACCAACCGATAGGAAAGGAACCCAAAAATGGTTAAACTTCAACCGTACAATCAAGGCGAATACATCTGCGACGCATACGTCATTATCGACGAAGAAAACGCCACCGCATACGTCCGCAACGTTGACCACGGAATCAACTTCGACATTAAGAATCTGAACCGGACAGGAGGTATTCTGTTCACCCTCAGACTTGAAATGCTTAAACGAGGATACAGACTCGGCAAATTCAAGCCGGATTACACCACCGATGGCGGCTACAACGTGGAAGTCTACGAACGCAAAGCCTGAAAATACTTATACTAGCCCCGCCCGCAAGAGCGGGGCACCCAATGAAAGGAAAATAAAATGCTGACACTATTCAACGATATACCCCCATACGACATGCATTCCGTCGCAATCTGCGTCAAGCAAGAAGATACGGCAATCTTCGAAACAGCGTTAACAGTACAAGACAACCAAAAAATAGCACGCTACAGAGTATGGATATTGTCTTGGAAAGGCTTAGAAAACCGGCAGAGAAGCGGAGCACAATCTAAAAGTTACATGATGGATGTTGTGGCCCCCTCAGACTGGACGATTGATAAAGTCCACAATACGATACTCGTGTATCTTGCCGGTATTAAGTGGATGAAAATGTCCAGTGGCATTCAATGGTTACACGCGGATTATCAGCCACAACTTCACAGCTCAACACAAGAAGACTTCATTCTTTACCTTGACGATTTTCTTGACTCAATCACACCGCAATTTTGAAAGGAAGCAATCATGGACAACGTTAATCATCCAGCACACTACACCGACAACACGAAGCCTTGCGAATGCATCGAAGTCGCGCAATATCACAGCTTTTGCGTAGGCAACGCGATAAAATACGTGTGGCGATACCGAGCCAAGGGGCGCCCCCTCGAAGACTTGCAGAAAGCAGAATGGTATCTACAGAGGGCTATCGACAATGGCGAGAAATGCCGCTTGCAAATCGATGGCAAACCATTGGACGCGCACAACCTCACGCAAGTGGGTAAGTGCTGTCTCTACATGGACAACATGTTAGACCTTGCCCGCCAAGCCACCACCTATGCGGAAGGTTTCTTCTGGCTGTACCTTAGAAAAAGTGACTTGGACGGCATGTTGAAAGTCGTGAAATTAATGCAACTTGAATTCAAGGAATTGAGAAATGAATAAACTGCAAGTGCAAGCACTACTAACTTATGCCAGCGCCTTTGATAACCGTCTTGTGACCGATATGCAGGTGGCCGCATGGATGGAAGCGTTAGCCACTGACATGCTATTGGACGTGGCGAAAGAAGCCATACGCCAATTTTTCGCAAGCCCGGAATATGCGAAGAAGCGGCCGTATCTCATGCCCGCCGACGTTAACAGCTTTTGGGCCAAGTGGAAACGTGACCATAAGCCTTCCGAAGCCGACATTACGCGTGAAATGCGCGCACTGGGCATTGAGGGTGAGGCGAGTTGGGAGTATCGGCGGAATCGGTTGAGCGGGCGTAGTCTCGATGAAGCCGCACAGTCCGCTAAACGGTTCCGTGGGCTTGATAGCGCGCGTGGGTTGAGTCGTTTGGGTGAGATTCTGCCTAGTTCGGCGTGTCGCACTCAACAATGATGTATTATGTAATTACCAACCAAGAAAGGACAAACCAAAATGACCACCGAAAACCTCCGCTTCAACCTCTTCGAAATCTTCGATAACATGATGGGCACCAAGAAGAAGCTCTACATCACTAAAAACCTTGACGTGTACACTACCCGCAAGGGAAACATACACCGAGTAATCCGCGTTCACTGGGAAGTCGCCAAGACCGACGAAGAACTTCGCAGGGATTACCGCAAGCGTGGGAATCACTATTCCTGCCACTGCTATGAGAAGCTTTTCCCATACACCACCGAAGGAATGTACGATGCAATAGACTACCTCGACAACCTCCCAGAAAACGCATTATAAACGACATCCAGCCCCGCCCGCGTGGGCGGGGCCCCATTAATGAAAGGGAAACAATAATGAAACTCGAAGAAAAATATATGGCAGTCCTCAACGAAGTCCCCAACTTCGTCACCGACCTGACAGCCAACGCTGGACAACGCACCTACAAGTATCTTAATCTCTCCACCATTCTCAAGACAATCAAGCCTATTTTCGCCAAGCATGAGTTAGCCTTCCGGCAGGTGGTGCGCATGGGCGCGGTAGGCGACAAAGTGAGCTACGGTACTGTAGAAACAATCATTTTCGACGCTGAAAAAACCCTGAACGTGGGCGACTATCCATTCATTGTGGTACCCGACCCTCAGGCAATCGGCTCCGCAGTAACCTACGCGCGACGCTACTCCCTCTACGCCGCCCTTGGCATCTTCCCCGACAAGGACGACGACGGTGCCGCCATGCGCGACTATTCCACCCCAAAGCAACCACGTAAGGCCACGGCACAAGAAGTCAACGAACTTAACGACATGGCTCAGGCCGCTGGAACAAATCTGGGCTTCTACGTCAGCGCTCTGGCATCACAGTTCGGCCATGAGGTGCGTAAGCCTCAGGACTTGACCGAGCATGACGTTATGCTCCTGCGTCAGGCTATCAACAAGGGTGGCAATAAGTGAAAAAGGTTGCTATATTCTGCGGCTTCTTAGTGCTTACGATTGTGGCCGCTGTTGTTTTGGTAGTGGCGTTTCAATACGAGGATAGTCTTATGATTCTTCTCGCATTGGCTAACATCCTTATTGGTTTGGCGGGTATTGGTTTCGTTGTCATGGATTATCTCTAGTCCGGCGTGTCGTAACCAAAACTGTTGTATTATGTAATTACCAAACAAAGAAAGGACAAACAAAATGGAAATCAACCTCAGCACAGCAGAAACCTACATCGTCAACTACCTTCAAAACAGCGGGCAGGATGATGGCGATTGGGACACCTACGGAGCCGCGAAAGACCTCCGCGACATCTGCGACATGAACGGCTACACCGATTATGAGCAGGTAGCCCCCGACGAGTTCACCGAACTGCTCAAGGAACACGCACTCTAAACCAAACCACAGCCCCGTCCGCAAGGGCGGGGCACCCCTAACCAAAGGAACAATAATGGAAGATACAATAACCCTTGCCCAATACGTCACATTCCTTAAAGAGACACTAGACCAGCTTGACGAAGTGGCTAAAGACTCCCCAGACATTGAACTAAAAGACTACACACCACAAATCGCAATCTACCCAAATTCAAGAGAGGACGCACTAGACTTGCTCTACTTGGCTAGAATCGAACCGACATTTTACAAAAGCATCGTGCGAGGACAATTCAACACCGTCAACGGAATCGCATACGTCCACTATGATGAAGAGATTGCGGGAGAGGATAAATGAGACTCACACTATGGCCGGGAGCTATGCCCATCACATTCAAAACCGTCGCCGGAGAGCGAGAATACAGAATCAAGGAAGACGTTTACGCCTACCTTATCCAGTCAAAAAACGGTAATCTATTCACGCTCGACCATGAAAACAATCTCCGCACCGTCAACAGTCGAAATACTTATCTTGACTCTTTGGACGATAGCGAATTGTTGAAATATTTGCGCAACGCGTTCGGCATCAGCCAACGTGAAATAGCAAAAATGTACGGTGTACGCCAATGCCAAGTCGCGCACTGGGAAACCAAACTCAGACGCATCCCGCCCGCACGACGGCAAAAAATAGCGGACACACTACTGAAAGCATACATGCTCGCAACAACGGAAAACGGATTACCAGTAAGAAAGGAAAACTAAAATGAAGATTCTGAACGTTTCTCAAGCGCAGGACACTGAAGCATGGTTGGACGCGCGAATTGGTAAAATCACGGGCACCAAAGCCGGAACACTCGCGCTCGAACATTACGCCCAAAAGGACGTAGCCAAACTCGAAGCCATGGCAGACAAGGCAAAGACCGAAGAAAAGGCCGAAGAATACCGAGAGAAGGCACGGCAAGCAAAACGAGATAACGAACGGTTGAAAGTCAACCTTGATTTTTGGCAGTTCCTCGCTGATATGATTGCGGAACAGCCGGGCGGGGAACCGCCAATGGAACGCGGTCACCGTTTGGAAAACACTAATATCATGATGGCGTGCGAAAAATTCGACATTTCGCCTGACGTAGTTGAGTTTGACACGGGAATGTGGGTAAGTGACGTGGATGACCGAATTGCGGTCAGTCCTGACGCTCACGCCAAACCGCGAATCTTTAACGGGCTGGAACATAATCCCACGTTCGCATTCGAAGCGAAAAGTCTGGGAACGAAATACCATCTTCAAACGGTTGTTCCATTCCGCGTATACCAGATGCTCAACTATTCGGAAACTCCGGATAGTCAGCGGAATGAATTGCAGTCGTTGGCCCTCAAGTTGTTCCCGGAGATTCTGGGAACGCGTCGGGAGTTCGACTTCATTCCGGAACAGTATCAGTCTCAAGTGCTTCAGTATTTTATCGTCAACCCTGACTTGCACACGGTGTATTTCACCATGTTAGATGATAGGGTGTATGGCAGTCTGCAACATGAGGTGTTCGCGGTGGACCGGCAGAGCGTTGCAAGTGAAATCGAAGCGCAGGAGACAAAAGAATTGCAGACATTGGCACTCATTGACGAACTGCAAAAACTGGGAGGTGTGGATTGGTGAGCATTTCAAGACGTGTGGCCTACGCGGTTTTCGATGATTGCGCGGGATGCAAACACCGGGAATTGATTGACGAACTACGAAAAATGGTGGTACGCATCAAGAAGAAAACGGGCGTTATGCTTGCACTCATGATAGTCCAGCCGGGTAACAGCCGTTACTGGACTTTGCGCAAGGCTCACAAGTATTCTACCGCACCTTTTTTCGTGTTTGATGGAGTGTGCTACCGTCATGTGGATGCGCTTGAAGTGCAGTGCTTAGCGTATTGCAGTCGATGAAATTCAGGGAACCTACGAAGAAATTTCGTGGGCTCCCTTTTTTTGTTTTCCGGCGTGTCGCACTCAACAATGATGTATTATGTAATTACCAAACAAAGAAAGGACAAACAAAATGAACACCGAAACCAACTGCTTCAAGGGATACAACATCAAGGCCACCACCAACGAAGACGGCACGGTAAACGTCGAAACATGGTGGAACGAGAACACCACGGGAGCATGGTGGAACGGTACCGAACACGCACAAGGCAAGTTCGACACCAGAAAAGAATACCTCAAGTGGCTCACCGACAAGTTTGCGGAAATCATCGGAGAATGACCACCCCGCCCCGCCCGCAAGGGCGGGGCACCAATCGAAAGGAACCAGCAATGAACAAAAACGACGGCTTCGTGGCAATACTCTTTCTCTTCGGGATTGTATTATCCGCGAACGAAAACATGAACTTCATCAATATTATCGGTGTCGCGTGCATGTTGGCGGCACTCTACGTCTACCGCAAAGGAGCAAAGAAATGAACAAGGCAGTGCAGGCCGGACTAGTCGCCGGGTATCTTAATACTTGCATCCAGACAACGGACGGTTTCGGCATGTCCTTAAAGAATGCGCGCAGAGTATGGTTAGACGCTCTCAACACAGTCGAAACGCAGTACGAAACGAAGGGGCAGAGACGTAAAGCACTGCAAGCCTTTAGTCTGCGTAATCTCGCTACATGTGGGTGGTGTCTCGCACCCTTCATCACTTTCCCAGTGTGGCTTCTCATGGCGAGGAAGACGGGATTACGCGGCTATATGACGGCAGTTAGCGTATGCGCGTTCACTCGACACATCGCGGAAATGTACTAAAAGGGGGATACGGTGAAATATAGGAACGTTGACGCTTACGATTATCGCGTGCAGTCTCATTATTCGGGAAACGGTGTCGTATGGGAGGTGTATGAGAGGACTAGCGACGGTTGGGAGAAGCGCAAGCGTGGCTATGACAAGCGGATTGCCGAAGCAAGGGAGAGAGCGCACGCGGTTATTGCTCGGCTTGCTGAAGTGCGTTATGGCGCTGACTATCGCGTGTCCCGGTTGGTGCCGCTGAAAATTCCTATGTGCTGGGGCGTGTTTGTCGAACGTCGGCGTGTCGCATAACCAAGTGGTGTATTATGTAATTACCAACCAAGAAAGGACAAACCAAAATGACCACCGGAATCATCTACCTCAGCTATCGCATCTGCACACAACGTCTCGTAATAAAAGAAACCGGAGAAGTCTACGATTTCCACAGCGAAGCAGTGGAATTTAAAAACCAATTGGCAAACATGCGCAACATCCTCAAGCGCGACGAAGATTTCACGTTCGGCCGAGTCTGTCTTGTAGACGATTTCACATGGCATCAAGGATTAGACCAGTGCGCAGTCTACGAGGCAGAAATAAAATATCTTTAAACAACCGCCCCGCCCGCAAGGGCGGGACACAACTAACGAAAGAAATAAAACATGTATACAGTAAGATTCAACGGTGTCGATTATGTATGCGTCACATTCAGCCAAGCCGTAGCCATGGCAAGAAAAACAGTGGAACACGGAGAAACCGCAACCATTTTTGACGATGAAGGCGAACAAGTCGCATCATTCCAACCAAGGGAGGAAACAAAATGAAAAAAATGCCAGAATTTATCGTGCATGTCAGCGTTGAACTAGCCGACTCAATGGTGGAAGAAAAACTACGCTACACCACCAATAAGGAAAACCAAACCTACACGATTGGGGAAGCCGCAACCCTCAGCAAGGACAGCTACGTCATGTTTGGAACTGTACTCGCGCAATTAGCAGAATTTTGTATGGAGCAATCGGAGAAATAATGCTAGCGAAAGAAGGCAAGCCAAAAGAGAAAAACCCGACCGAAGAAACACGTCAACTCGTGTTGGAACGCGACCACTACCGGTGCGTGAGATGCGGGCGGGACGTGAGATACACACCATTCGGCTACTCCATCCACCACCGTAGACTACGCTCGCACCCATACGCTGAAATGCATTCCAGTCCAAACCTCATAACCCTCTGCGGGTCAGGCACAACCGGTTGCCACGGGTGGGTACATGAGAATGTGAAGGAAGCCGAACGACTGGGATTAATCGTGTCAGGTTTCGCCAGACCTGAAAACATTCCAGTTCAAACGTGGGACGGGTTGAAAACCATTTAAAAAAGGAAAAGCCGCACGGGGAAGAAGATGAACCCGTGCGGCTTTATCAAAGACAGCACTAAAAGTCAATCGCCAAAACTTTCAGCACTTCACATTATACTAGGGCAACTTATTTTCGTCAACGAACGTTTTACCAAGTTTGCCGCCCATCACCTGATTGACAGCAGTGTAAACCGTCTGCGAGACACCCACCACAGCAACAAGCAGTACACCCCACGTATAACCGTGATTAAAACCGCCCACCGCCGCGATAGCCAACATGCCCAACACAATACTGACCGCGAGACTAAACAAGGCGGTCATGTTATCCGGCAGAATAGGTTTAACAACCTGCACGAACACGGGAGCAACCAAACCGACGATAGCAACCGCGATAGTCTCAGCCTGAGTAATATCCATAATTTACTCCAATCACCAATACAAGGTTTCACCCGGGTAAATCACGTTAGGATTGCCTGAACGATAGCCCTTAATCTGACTCACGTTAATCTTATATCGTGACGCGATACCGCTCAACGTGTCACCAGACTGGACGGTATAGCGACGAACACCACCAGTGAAAACGCTAGACCCGCGACGGCAAACACGCTCACCAGCATAAATAATGTTCGGATTTCCGGAACGGTAGCCCGTCCACTCATTCCAACTGCCACCATAACGGGAGGCAATCGAACTCAACGTGTCACCAGACTGGACGTAAACGCATTGCGCAGAGGATTGAGCCGTGCCGCATCCCAAACGATTATTCACAATCCTCATGACCGAATCATAATAGCCGCCCAGTAAAGCCTTGCGTGTCGCGCCATTACCGTATCTGCCCGCGATAACGTCGTTCGCCATCTGATTCACATCGCCATTAGACGTAGTGTTCGGCGTATCATGCCTGACAGTGGTAGTGGTGCCAGTATTCGCGAACGAGTTCGGCACGCACCCACTACGTTCACCGCAAGCAATCCGACCCCAAGCGGTTTTATCACCGAAGAACAAGTCAAGGTCAAGGAACCCACCATACCCATTCAACATACCGTGAGACGTGTATTGCAACATGCCCTCGCCAGCACTGCCAGCATTCCACGGCTGAGACTGATAACCGGTAACGGCATTGCTCGCATACTGAGCCTTCCACAGCATGCAATGTTGGCGCACGTCTTGCGGGATTTGCCACACGGCGGACGCTTGCACATAAACCACAGGCCAGACACTAGTCCGGTCATGCACGCGGTTAACCCATTGACGCACCCAACCGCCATTACCCCATGACGCGTTACGGTAGCTCTCCCAATCAAGCACGAGCATGGAACGACCAACATACGAGCCGACCGTATTCACGAAATAGTCGGCTTCCGCAATCGCGTTACCACCATTCGCGTAATGGTACAACCCATGAATCTTCCCGGTTTCGATAGCGCCAGTAATCTGACTAACCCACGAAGTGTTAGTGAAGTCCACGCCCTCGGTTGCCTTGATGATAGCGAAATCAGCCGGAATGGTGCGCGTGATGTTCGCGGGTTGCCATCCGCTCACGTCCACTCCATTCATGTTCGCCAATGCGACACTAGGTGACAGCATGATAGTCGCACTCAACGCCAAACCGGCAACCGGCCTGACCATGCTTCGCTTAAACCGCTTATGTTTCGGCTTTTGTTTCATTTTTCCCCCTTACTGCTTGCGCAAGTACGAATCTTGTTAGTCATCTCAGTGCCCACACCATTACCCCCAAGCGCATGGTAGGCGGTGTAGACGCGTTCGACTGTTTCCTTGTCCGCGATGGGCACGAACCCGTTACGTTCCCGTTGTTCGTCAAACTGTTTCAGTTTGCAGAACAAGAGTTCTTTCACACCCTCGCGTAGCGGGTTGCGTTTCGCATCGATTTTGCTTAACACCCATTGCACGAGAATAGTCACCGTCTGACTGCCGAGAATGGCGCACAATAATGCCGTCTCCATCAATGTTCCCAATCAATCGTGGGCATGTTGAAATCGTAAGTGATTTTCATTGTCTGCCGACTGTTCTTAGTCACCGGCTTATCCAATCGGGCACGACTGAAATACTGGGTGCCAAGATACAATCCAGTATAAACGTTTTCATAAGCTAAAGCGAATTCGCCAATGAACGTCATGCATTGAAACGGTGATGCTTCCCAACGTGCGCATGGTTTCAACATGTTAGCATTATCGTCAATATCATATACGCAATTACCGATTAGGACACTGTTTTCCTCAGGCATGGCAGAAATATTATAAGCATAATTGCCGGTGAAAGTTTTTTTAAGCTCGAACGAGGTTGAATATTCTCGCACCTCGGTGTTTGAAATAATGATGAAAAACGAGTCACGAATAGCGGAGTAAGAAATCGCTCGACAATAATTACCAATATTATGTGTTGTCACGTCAGTTAAATCAGACACCGGCGCACTGCAAACAGACTGCCTATTAACCCAATAAATGGAATGATTATACGCGGTTAAACTTGTCGTATCATCCAAACCGGCACCAGGTACTTGTATGGCTTGCCTATTCCACGTATCCCCGTTAAGTCGTGTAATCCAATCATCAACCGTAAAGGCGACAATCCTATCAGTGTCCGGTGTGTAAATCTTGCCATCACAGTAAGTCACTTGCCAACGAACATTGAAATCTGTCAAAAGTTGGTATCCAGCCTTATAACTTGGATTATCTGTGGATGGGCCACTATAAATACTTTGGAAAGTGCCGTTCCCTTGCGATGTTGAAAAATCAAACACGAAACGCAAAGAGTTAGCCTTGCGATATGATTCGTCTTGGTTGAAGCTACACTCGTTAACATTATTAGAAACGTATTGATGATAACCGTAACTCAGTGGAGTGCCGTGAATCACACGTTCCCGAGTGTTTACAGGCCCCGCGTAGTCGGTCAGGATAAACGCACTATTAAGCGCATACTGGTTGAAACCAGAACCATTCCGATACAAGTTCGTCCCATCATGCAACATCATGAAATACGCGTTTACATACTTGCGTAACGCGCCATAAACGAACGGGCTAACATAATTATCATGCTCCGCATGGTCTACAATCCGCCCGTCCTCCATCACATCAACCGACACGTGACCTTTCACATGCGGCATGATATTCAACCGTTCCACTGACTCGTTCAAAATATTTCCCCTCACTTTCAAAGCGTCACCGTAACACTCACGTCAAGTTCCTTTACTATAATTTTAGTCGAACCTGTCAAACCAAGCGTACTCAAGTCGAACATTGTAGACCCGTCAACAACAGCAGGCATTTCATGTTGGCTCTTGTCTGGTAGTATAAGCGTAAACACGGTATCATTCTCGGCGTTAGTGATTGTGAGCGTCTTGTCCTCAAGCCACACAATCGGATTAACAACGTCTTCAGTTTTACGCCATTCCGTCTTGAACCGTTCCACAGTTTCCGCAACAGTAGTGTCGTTGCGTTCCGGGAATATGACAGACGTCGTATCCTCAACGTTACGCCATTCGCGTTTAAAACGTTCCACAGAGTCAACAACGCGCCTGTCAGGACGCTCATTAGTGATGCCACCATACGCGCCCTTAGCTGAAATATAAATTTGCGCGTCATTGATAGCGAGATTACCAGCGCCACCATGCTTAAGATACAAGTCAAGCGTGGTCTGGTCATTATTGCTCACGTTCGTAATAAGGAATGGAAGACCGATAGTGACATACCCTTCAGGGCATGTCTGCATGATACGAGGGCCAGCCTTTTCACCGTTCAAAAGAAAATAGCCTTCGAGTAGTCCCGCCGTCGTGGTTTTGACCGTCAGACACAAATTACACGCAAGCATAGTATCGGAATACACGTTAATACTCAAGGGGAGCACGCGCGTGGCCGTATCCCCAAGCGTATATTCCGTGTCATTGAATGCTTGGAATACGCTAGCCTCGGTTGTGGAAGTCGTATCGCCGGTAGTATCATCAGTCGCAATGGTGAAAGATGGCGGCACGTAATCCAACGTCACGCTATCATCATCATGAACGTTTGACGTGTGGATAACACTAACAGTTGTCAACACGCGCACGTCAAGCACATTATCCCAAACGTACGCTTGCTGACCCAAACGTAAATCACTGATACCGTCAACAGCTGTTAAATCGTAAGATAGCGTCGGATAGGCGGACACGGAGAGTTTCTTCCTCGCATCATCCAGTAAATTCTGCACGACGGTGTAACGTTCGTCCTGCCATTCCTGCCGTTTCGTGAACCGGGCACGCGCCTCATTCTCACTCATGCCCAAAGACGTGTACCAGCCGAAGTCCTCAACCAACTCACTGCCATGATTCACGTTCGCCACAGTCAGCCCGTTGGCGCCGATAGGATGCAATACCGTGCAAGTCGGCGGCGTCTCAGTCTTCTTAAGATTCGCCATGTTGACATCATAATTAAACACGACACCGGAAGGCGTCATATCCCGTTTGATAAACGAAACTTTACGATGCGCGGAATCGAACGATAACACTTGGTTAGACTGATTCGCCAACCACGTCAACAATTCCGTGACCTTCTTGCCTTGCAGGTCGGCGTAAATCGTGCGCGTATCATCCTCAATCGTTCCAACCGTCCAAAGCGTGTTAGACAACAATTGCGTGACTGCCGCGCTCAACTTCGCCTTCTCAACTTGGAATGACTCAACCTCGATTGAAGCCATTTCAGCCTGCGCTTCATCCGCGATAATCTCACACGTCTCCGTGTCGCGCGTGCGGTTCACTTCGTTAATGACAAATCGACGGTGTTGGAATAATAGTTCCATGTCGCCCACAACGTCGGTTGCTTCATCCGTGCCAACAGTGACGGTGAGCTGATTAGTGGAGTCGGAACGTTGGTCGAACGTCCATTCCGCGCGCGGGCTGAGCGTACGAAGTTCATGCCCTTGCAATCCCACAAGGGTGATAGTGTCTTCTGCCAGCATCACAGCCACCTCGCAGTATACGAACCATTGCCACCACAGTCAGGATAGAACCTAACCGTATTCCCCGACTGCCTTAATTTCGGAAACGTGCCGGACGTTTCCAATACTGTCAGCTTGTTATTGACGGTAACAGTACGCGTCTCACTGTTGACCACTATCACGTCACCCTGAGCGACTTGCATGTCCAAAGTGAGCACGTAGCCGTTAACATTCATACTGAAATTGTTGGCGGACTTGTTCACCACAAGATTAAAAACCGGTTCGACATTGTAATTGGTGTGCAACGTGTCAGTCGGGAGCGTGTTGAAATCAATATCATACAGGGCACCATAACGGAACGGGTCAGGACACGTGAACGTGATAGTACCGGTCGCGTAAGTCTCATGCTCTTCCAAGTCAATCGCACTAACGATAGCCTGATACGTGCCCTCTTGGTCACTGAAAGACAGGCTAGCGGGCACGTCGGTAGCAAGCACGCTCATAAGCTTAGACGCGTAAGATGGCATCATCTGAAAGCAATAGCCGATAACGGTTACTTCCACTTGAATATCACGCGCGGGATAACGATTGCCTACGAATCGGCTACCGTGCGCGCCCTTATACGCTACCGTGGTAACGTCCGGGCTGACGAATTCGCGGCCCGTAACGTTACCAATATAAAGCACGGTGTCAGGTAGGACGGTAGCTAAATCAGTGTTATTGAAAACGATTCTCAATTTCACACCCTCTTCAAGTCACGACGTTGCAAACGATTCAATTCCTGAGCAATCAGACGAATATCATTATCCGAACGCACCTGCATACTCTGAATAACAATACTAGTCTGCGGCATCGCGGACGTGACACCACTCGAAGAAGCATCAAACACCGGCAGTGAGCCAGTAGTAGTAGTCGGCACCTTTACAGCGTCAACCATATCCAAACTCAACGAGTCCAACGAGTCCATCAAACCACTAGTGTTAGCCTTGATACCCATTTCGATACCGGACGGAATATACTTGCCAACCTCTTCGGCCATGACTCGCGACGGGGAATGAATACCCAACGCTTGCTTAGCCCACTTGACGATATTCTTACCGAAGCCAAGAATATTATTACGCACCCAATTAAACATGTCACTGATACCATTCCACAAGCCGCGAACGATATTACCGCCAGCATCCTTAAGCCAATTCACCGCGCCATTGAAACAATCCCTGATTCTGCCGGGAATACCCGTGATGAACCCCACAGCCTCATTGAATCTGTTCACAATCGCATCCTTGACTTCTTGGAACTTACTACCGAACCATGCGCCAATATCATTGAAGAAACCCTTGATTCTGCCGGGGATACCACTAAACCAATCAGTGACAGCATTCCACGCGTTCGTAACATTTGTTCCGGCGTCGGTGAAAAACTTGGTGATACTATCCCAAATGTTTTGGAAGAAGCCGCAAAGGTTTTGCCACAAGTCTTGCATGGTCTGACAGAAGTCCTGCCATGCTTGCTTACCCGCGTCAGTCTGCGTGAAAAAGTAAACCAACCCAGCCACAAGCGCCGCCAATAGCGTGATAACCAACACCATCGGATTAGCCGCCATAGCCGCGTTAAACAACCATTGCGCTACTGTGGCGGCAGTCTCCGCAAGACTGAACGACTGAAGAAAACCGACCACGGTACTAATGATTTGCGCTGTCTTGAACACGGCAAAACCGGCGCCGATACCAACAAGTGCCGAAACAATCCACGTACTATTCGCACTAAACCAATCGGAAAATGCTTTCAGGAGGTCAAGCGCTGGCTGGATTGAATTACCAATAGCTTCGAACGCTTTCCCGACAACACTACCAACACTACCCAGAATATTGGCTAAGCCGCTCCAATCAGTGTTATTAACGAAGTCGGTAAACTTCTTCGTCATATCAGTCAAACCGTCTAGGAAGCCCTTAACAAATGGTGTGAACGCGTCACCCAACGTGCCACTCATGGTACGTTTGAACGCTTCCCACTGTTGACCGATGCTCATTGTGCTGTCTGCGGCTTCATCTGTAGCACCCTTGATATTTTCATAACTGTTCGGCACGTTGCCGAGAGCTTCAATCATACCAAGCGCATTATCCTCACCAAGACTAGACCATAAAGTTGACGCTAGACTAGCTTCCTTGGTTTTATCGGTCATGGTGCCCATTTCACCGATAACAGCATTCAACACGTCTTCCGCAGTGGCCTTACCACTCTTGAAATTGTTGAAAACGTCCTGAGTCCCCTTCGAAAACTCTCCAATACTCTGCTCGATACGCCCGTCCGTCAGAGAGGTAAGGAACTCATTAAGGAAGTCTCCCACCTTGTCCAGTTGGTAGGCGCCACTATCCACGCCAGCCTGAAGCAGAGAGAAATATTCTTGCGCGCTCGTACCGGCTTCAGCCCACCGGCCACCATACTCGCTCAAGTTGTCAGCGAGTTCGTCCGTATAGTTCAAACCATTCTGCATACCCTTGGTCATAAGGTCGGTAGCATCCTGAGCGCTCAAACCGAACTTCTCCATAAGGACTTTCACGCCACGCACACTCTCACCCGCATCCGCGTCAAACGTTTGAGCCCACACTTCAGTCGCCTTCGTGACAGTGTTTAAATCACCCTCACCGATACCACGAATTACCTGACTGACGTTAGACGCGACATTAGCCACGTCTTCCAAACTCTCACCCCAACCTTGCCGGTACAGTTCTCCAGCTACCTTGCCAGCGTTTTGAGCGGCCACACTACCCTTACCTAACTGGGCGTCCAAAGTGCCTTGCACATCAATCTGAGATATCGCCGTGTCAATACCCGTTTTGAACACGCCACCGACTGCGGCAAGAGCACCACCAATACTCGCGACTTTCACAAGCTTGCTAGGCAGACTCAAACCTAATCCGTCCGCGAGTTCGCTAATCCCGTCGAACGTTTTACTGAAAGCGTCCTTAATACTCGGCGCGTTCTTACCACCGTTCTTACCAACGTCTTCGGTGGCCTTGTCCGCCTGCTCCGCGGACTCTTTAATATCGTCTGTGGCGTTCTGAATATTCTTAACGCCTTTTTCATAGCCGCTAGTGTCAATAACGGCATCGAAACGAATCTCACCCGCTTGCGCCATGTCATATCCCCCGTTCCAATTGCTTCACGTATTGCTTTAACACCTTGTCTCCCTTTTTTGCTTGCGCCGCTCCAAACGCAACATACATGTCATTCACGTGTAGTATGCGTTCCCGGATTGCGAGACTCCGCCCAGCGTTAAGTAAGGCTATGAAAGTCTCGTAACTCACCTCGTCAGCTAGCACGTCTCGGACAGCCTGCCAACCGTAATATTTGCCGAACTCGGCTAACAGTAGTTCGTCATCACGAAAAAACGCCGAAGCTTTAGCTTTGCTCTCAGCCTCCCGCATGGCTTTAAGCTTTGCTAACTGCTCCGGCGTGAAATCGTCAATGACCTTATGCACCGTCATTGACTACCCACTTTAGAAATACGTTTTACCGAAAACGAAACGCATAATCTGACGCATGACCGCCTGATATGCTAGCGGGTATTTCTGTTCCGCTTCCTCAGCCCACGTTTTAAACTCGTCGGTCGGGGAGACGAGTGGAATAAGCAGATTACACAAGTCGTTTTGAATCTTCAACAATTGCTTACTGCTCATGTCCTGAGCGTTCAACGCTTGAAGCGTTTTCACCTTGTCCATGAACTTCAGATACGTGCCCGCGCCCATCGGGTTCACAGTGAACGCCATGCCTTCGGGATTGTTGGAGGTAATCAGTTTGAAGGTGTGTTCCTCGGTTTGTTCGCGAGTGTCGATAGTGACGATTTCAGACATGGTTTAGTCTCCTTACTTCTGGACGGTGTCAGCCTTGCGCCACGTCAACATACTTCTGCTGTTCCGGGTCATACTTGGTGCGCTTCGACGGGTCGGAGCAACCGAAGTTAACGTAGCCCTTCTCGTCCGGGAGCATGGTAACGTTAAGCTCGATAGTCACCGGGTCACTAGTGCTACCGATGGTGAACTCGCCGCCATTCTGAATCAGAGCGGCGGGAATATACACGTCGTTCGTACTATCCGCGTCACAAGTATTGTGAATCACGATAGGCTCGCTAGTGATGGCGGAGCATTCACCCGCACCGAACGTTACTTTGGTGCCTGCCGTGCCCTTGGTAGCCAAGCTTGGGAAGATGCGGCCAAGCACTGCCATGTTCGGAATAATGAGGGGGATGGTTGCGCTAATCTCGCTATAGGTTCCGGTGGGAATGCTGATGGTGCCGGCTTGAGATTCAACGTCTACCGTGTTTGGGGTGAGTGTGATGGTGATACCATCGGAGCCGACGAGTTCGGGTGCGAATTCTTCCTGTCCGATGTATACGGTTTTCTTGCCGATTAGACTGTAGTCTGTGGTAGCCATATTGTGTTACTCCTTATTGAGAATGGTTATCGTTTTCTGCTTGCTTCCTAGTTTATCACTTTTACCCCACTTAAATCTGGGAGTGGGTAGGTTATGGTGAAGTGGATGCTTTTCACGTAGTGGCCTTCATTGTCTACTGCGTCTAGGTCTATACTGCTTGCTGGGCTTATGTTTAACTTCTCGTACACTATTGGGCTTTCGGGTTGACAGCTTAGCGTGCATTGGTCTACCAACTGTGTGTTGATGTATTCCATGAGTTTTAGTAGGTATTCGCCTTGTCGGATTACATCGTAGAAGCGTGTGCTTACTGTGAGTTGGTCAGTGTAATGCCCGTTGCCGTTGCTTACTGTGGTTGAGGTTATCCATATGCCATCTTTACTGCTGACTGCGCCAGTGTCTAATATGGGGCTTTCGTTTACGAAGATGGTTTCCCCATAGGTGCCGAAGCCGTGTTCTGCTAGGTCTAATGCTACTGCCAGTTCAATCATTTTAGTATCCTTTGGAAGTAATTGTCCGCGTGTGCTTGGGCTTTAGCTACTGCACGATGTAGGTAGAGTCTTGTGCCGGGGTGGCGATGGTTTTCGTATTCTCGTCGTTTGGCGTATGGGACTATGCCGCCACCGAAGGCGACATAGCCTTTCATGCCTTGGAGTTTGAAACGGCCTGAATCTTTCAATAGTCCGGGGTGTTTGTCTTCTGGTGCTTTGCCGATTGGGGCGTTGGTTACTGCATCCTTGTGGATATCGGTGAGCATGTGGGCTAAACCATTGCGCATGGCTTGACGGCCTTGCTCATACACGCCTTTATTGATTGTGACGTGTAGGCTCATAGTGTGCTCCTTCCGTAGGGTTGAGCGTAGACGGTGATGAACTGTGTTTTCCCTGTGGTCATGTCGTCACCTTGACTTGCTTGAGTGATTTTGAACGCTCGGTTTTTGGTTTTGACTATCAGGTCTAATAGCATGTCCGGGTCTCGCAGGTCTGCTGGTATGTCTTCGGCTTGTAAATGGAATCGGCGTGTGGCGATACGCACGCCATAATCTCCGAACGCGTCGGAGTTGGTTGAACGCTTGATTATCGCGTGTACGTCCGCTAGCTTCTTGTTGTTTCGTTCACTGCTCGCATACCGCCATAGTTCGACGGTTTCCACTTGGTCGGGAAAAAGTTTGAATGGATTACAATCCAAGACCGTCACCGTCCCCAATCCAATACGGCACTACTGGCAGTGTGTTGGGTGTCGCGATACCTCCCACGCCTAACGGCTTCCCACAGAGACTCCACATGTTAATGACGGTTAGATATGGTTGGATTGCTTGAGTGAGCGTGTCGGTGGCTGTGTTCCGTTGGTATGACACGCTAACGTCTTCGATACTCTTGCTGGTGATTATATCCGTTTCGTCCGCATGTCGTTGCATTGCACTGGCCATACCTGACAGCACAGATTGCAGACTAGCCGGGAGGGTATCGAAACCATATGTTCCTGCGACGGTTACGACAGTGCCCGGCTCAATCTTGGTTTCGAGAGCGAGCGTATTGCCGTACATTTGTTCGACTTGGCCGGTAGTGTAATCCATGTCGCCCACAGTCGGATTGAATGTGAATGCGACTGGATTATCGTTAACCATCACTTTGGTGATACTGCTATACCATGCTGGTAGAACAATTGTTTGACCATCTTCACACACGATAGCTGGGTTGACTTCGGTAGCTTGGGATACCATTGCGCCACATAAAAGTTTCTGCAATGCGGGGAGTATAGTCGGCAACCATTTGCGAGCATTCTCGCCACCAATGTTTTCAATTGGGATAAAAGACATTTTTCCTCCAAATATGCGAAAAGGGGCACCCCACATTGGGATACCCCTACTATTCTACCGGTTACGCATTGGACTTGATGGCGTCAAGAATCGCGTTCACGGTGGTGATAACGTCCGCCAGTCCCGCGTCACTCTGCAACTTGGTAAGCTTACGAAGATTTGCCAACGCGTTTCCGGTATCATCCAGTTGGGCACTGAAGTTAATGTTCTTCCCGGAGTTATCTACGAAACTTACTTGTGTGACATGCTGAGACTTGGGCACGTCACCGTCCGCGAGATGTGCGTAAATATTAGTCATACCTAATCCTTAAAACGATGGGGGGTAGAGTCGTACCCCTACCCCCGTCACTTATTGTCAGGCGCCAGCCTTCGGAGTCAGGACACCGGCACTCTTGACCTTCATCAGAGCGCCACCAGCGAAGATTTCACTCAGGTATTCCTGCTCATTGGTCTTCAGAGCGAAATTGGTGAAAGCGCTGATAGACGTGTCACCAACCACGCCGTAGGCTTCCGGCACGATAATCACTGCGCGGGTCTTAGCGTCATCGGTCTCAGTCCACCAATCAGGCGTGATAACCTTATCTACGCCAAGGTAGGCGGCGAGATTATCATTCCCGTAGCCGACGAGCGGACGGCCAATGCCATCGGCCGCGGTGATAATATCCACCTTGGTGTCAGGACTGAGCACAAGCACCTTGGTACCGGTTGCCGTAATCTTGGATGCAAGACCGACCACATCGAGCACGAGATTAGCACGAGTACCCTCGGCCGCACTCAGAACGAAATTCTTGCCCGCGAACTCGCTGGAAGTGTCCTTAGCATCGGTCTGCACGGAGCGGAAGAAATCAAGGTCAGTATAGCCGCCAAGAATAATCTGACGGTCGATAGCGTGCAGAATATAGTTCGGCATTTCAGCTAGCAGGTACTTCACGAGTGCGCCCGGCTTATCGGTACGACGAATATCACCCTTGTTAAGCACTGCATACTTGACCACGAAATCGGCGGCAAGCTTACGTTCCACAAGATTAAACTTCTGCGTCTTCTTCGAGGTGCCATAGTCTGCCACCTTGTAGCCGTGGGCGCGAGTGTCATCGGTCAAGCCTGCCAGCTGAGCGCCAACGGTGAAGCTGTCAACGTCGAGCTTGCGATACAGCGGCAGATCGGAAGAGCGTCGTGTAGGGA